TAAGAGATTTAAACAAAGTATATGAAGCAGCCATTAAGCAGCAGTAAGCTACGAAAATGGAGTCTCAAAAAATTAAGGGCGTTAGCTAACAACTACGCTCTTAAGGTTTGGGCATTCCAAGAAGAGAATAAGACTGATAGCGATACTTATAAAAGATTAGCAGGAGAGCTAATACATATAGTAAATATCATTGACTGGAAGATAGAGCAAAAAAAAATTAAGCCAAAAGCTAATTATTAAAAAAAATTGTTGTATCATTGCATAACATTAAAAACCAAAATTATGAAGAACAAAGATTACCGCCCAAGATTAAAGGGCAACATTAAAAAAGCGTATGACTACTTAACTAAGAAAGAAGATAGAATTTTAGTTATAGGAGACCTACACGAGCCCTTCTGTTTAGAGGGTTACTTGAAGCACTGTAAAGAAATTTATGCAAAACATAATTGTAACAAAGTTATCTTTATTGGTGATGTTATTGATAATCACTATAGTAGCTTTCACGAACAAGACCCAGACGGTTTGGGAGCTGGTGATGAGTTAGATTTAGCCATTAAGAAATTATCCAGATGGTATAAAGCGTTTCCAGTTGCTGAAGTATGTATAGGAAACCACGATAGAATCATTACACGTAAAGCATTTGCTGGTGGTGTACCTAAGAGATGGATTAAGGAATTATCTGACGTATTAGAGACTCCTCAATGGGTATTTGATACTAAGTTCATTCACGACAATGTACAATACATTCACGGTGAAAGTGGTAGAGCTACTAAGAAAGCAAAAGACGATATGATGTCGACTGTACAAGGTCACCGCCATACTGAAATGTTTACAGAGTATTCCGTAGGAGCTTCTCATAAAGTATTCGGATGCGCTGTAGGATGTGGAATAGATGTTAACTCTTATGCAATGGCATATGGTAAGAACTTCAAGAAGCCAGCTATAGGATGCGCTGTAGTATTTGGTGGAAAGTATGCACTTAACGAACCTATGAATCTATAATTATGGGAACTTATACAAGTAAATACAAGATAAATCACGACCCTGCCGGATACCCTCTGGCAGAAAGTGAGGACATCATCAGCGGAACTGAAGCAGCCTATGTAGAGGTAGATAGAATGAAGGGCGTTACTGAACACGTTTTCAATATTCCTGTAGAATCTGAGATAGTTAAGAGTGAAGCACAAGAGCGTAAGGATACACCTGTATTCTCTGGAGTACTTAAATACTTTCCACAAGCTATCAAATACGTTAGTACTGTAAGTAAGGTAGGTAACGACCAGCATCACCCAGATAAACCATTACACTGGGATAAGTCTAAGAGTTCAGACGAAACGGATGCGTTAGCTAGACACCTTATAGACCACTCAGTAGACCCTATGGATACAGATGGCGTCTTACACTTAGGTAAGGTAGCTTGGAGAGCGTTAGCAGCTCTGGAGAGATATTTAGATAACAATAAACAATAATTAAAATGGCATATATAACTAAAATGGATTTGAGAATTAAATTAGCTAAGATTTCCACAGCTTCGTTATATGGAGTTTATATTCTAGCGCTAACTATCTTAATGCTTAGCCTCAATAGCTGTTCAATACAATTAGAGACTAGTAAGAAGATTAGAACTTACGATATAAGCTCTCCATTCAAGAAACCAGTAGACAGTAGAGTATGGATTAAGGACTTTGAGATAGAATGTCAAAATTAATCTCACTGAAAATCAGCCACTTATGAAAATAGGTGGTTTTTTTTTGCATAAAAGTTTGGTAATTAAATAAACTGTTTTATATTTGTACCAACAAACAGAAACAATTATGAGAGCAATAGAACAATTATTAGAAACTTACAAAGAACTATCATTAACTTATAACAAATCTGGAGACGCTGACTTGATAGATATCAGACTAGGAATACACAAAGCTATCTTAATTTTATGTTCAGACGATAGTATTACATCTGATGAATTTACAGAGATAACAAACGAATTAGATAAATACAGAAACAATGGATAACAGAGATAACAAAACAGACAAAGTCATTATAGCAGGATTACTATTATGGGCTTTCACAGGAATTATATTACTAACATTAACAATAACTCAACTTTAAAACTAAACATTATGAACATTTCAGAATTAAACCAATTATTAGACCAAACAGAAACAAACGAAACTTTTGACTTTATAGACGACGCTTACTTAGTGGAGCAATATGAGGCAGAATTAAAGAAAGGAAAAAATGACTAAAGGGCAGAAGAGAATAATCGAGAAGGGGTTGAAGTATGCGAGAGAGAATCGTACTCAGCCCAAGACTAAGAAAGAAATAAGAATGGTAGCAACTATACAACGCTCACTTATACTAATACTCTTCTTTCTATCACTGGCAGCAGCTACTAAACTAATTTTAAAACTATATATATGAAACTACTAAACGGAATAGACATTAATGCAGCTGAGACACTGCCTAAGATGTACGAGGATAAGTATTACTATGCTATGCAGGTATTATCCTATTCTAATCTAAAAGACCTTTTAAAGAGTCCTAAATGGTTTGCTCACAAACTAAAGAAGCCAGACCCTGCTTCACAAGCGATGAGAGACGGAAGTCTAATTCACACTGAGGTACTAGAGCCTAAGAAATATGAAACGTTACACTTCTGTGATACGTCTACTAAATCTACTAAGAAGTGGAAGCTGGCAGTAGAGAAGTATGGAAAGGAGAACACGTACACGCTTAAGGAAAAGTATATGAATAATCGTATTACTTCAGCATTCCTACAAAATGATAAAGCGGTATCATATATGAAAGGAGCAGATTTTGAAGTTCCAGCTCTAAAAGGATATGGACGTTATAATATGGCTGTAAGAGGTAAAGCAGATATATTAAAAGCTGGAGAGTATGTAGCTGACTTAAAGACTACTAATGGTGGTGTAAAAGATATTACATTATCTAACGGTAAGATTAAAAATGAGTTTGCTTTCTCTATGGAGAACTATGACTATGACTTACAGGCTTACCTATACACTCAGCTCTTCGATGTACCACGTTTTATCTGGTTAGTAATAGATAAGACTACTACCGACATTTTAATAGCGGAGGCATCAGCTGAGACGCTAGAGAGAGGTAAAAATAAGTTTGAAGCTGCACTAGGTATTTATGAAGCAGTATTCCAAGACGAAATAATAGATTTATCACAATTTTATAAAGAAGCAACGATATGAGAATTCACGAAAACCCAATAGTAGAACAAATGGCAGTAGAGACTATTGCATCAATGCAGTTAGGAATGACTCAAGAGATTATGGAAGCTGTAATAGAGACTTATGAGCAGTCTGAGGAGTATGAGCTATGTTTAGGAATAAAGTTAGGCATAGAGTACTATAATACAAAGCAGTTTGGATGTACTGTAGCTAATGTCTATCAAAATGATTAGAGAGGCAATGATTCAGAACACAAAAGACCTCCTAGCAGATACTACACTGTACGAAATGATGACTACAGTGAGAAAATGGAGAGAGAATACAGACAATGAAGAGGTAAGAAAGTTTAGCACTCAATTATTAGAGATTGCTGGTTATTTATCTTCATTAAGATTAGACAAAGTAGCTTTGCAGGGTATCGCATCTGAGGCTAGGACTGAGAAACACAAATTAGATGAACAAATAACTAAACTTATTAGCAATGATTAATTTATTTATCGTACCTTTGACATTATTACTAGCCATTATATGGGCATTAATTCAAAAAAAATATGACAATGACAATTACAGAGATTAAAGACAAAGTAGAATTAGACTATAACGTAGTACTAACTGATAAGAGTAGAGTAAAGAAACTAGTAGAAGCGAGAAGAGTCTTCTGTTACATTTGTGTGAGTCTATATAAGCATTCGTACACTAAAACAGGACTTGCTATGGGTTTAGCTCACGATACAGCCTTCTATCATAATGGAATAGGTATAGACCTAGCGGAGCAGCAAAATAAACATTTTATGGATAGTATCTGGAGGGTTGTTAACATTGACTTAACAAACGATAAAAGAAACGTACTACTTAATGATAAAATAGACTTTTTCCGTAGCACTCTACTAAACATACCTAAGGGTAAAGAAGAAGAAGTAAGGGAGAGAATAGAACTAATGATTAAAGGATTCAATTTTGCCTATAAGGATAGCTGCAAAGTATATGAGGGAGAAGAAAGCCTAAAAGAATATGCATTTTAATTTGGTAGTTCAATAAAAAGTATTATCTTTACACTAAATAACAAAACTATGAAATACACAAGAGAAATAATCATCATAATTATATGCAGTATATTACTTAACAGTGATTACTTAAATGCACAGACTGGTACTACAGGTACTACTACAGAAATAAATCCTTTATTACCTAGATACACTGGACTATGTATTGACTATAGAGCTAATGATAGCTTTATGAGAGTAATGAAAATGTTTAGTGATGCTGGTTACTCATTAGAGTTAGATGGTACTACTCAATCAGTAGCTGTAGATGTAGTTAACTTCTATGAGACTTATCTACCTAACAGTGCAGCTGCAGTAGCTATGGGTTTAGATAATGATAATGCAGTATGGATTAAGATTAACAGTCAATTTTGGTACTATATGAGTGAAGAGAGAAAAGATTATACTCTTCTACACGAGTTGGGTCACGACTACTTCAATTTACGTCATACGGAAGACCAAAGAGATTTAATGTTTCCTGCATTACCTAATGAAATCGATTCTAAGGATGTTTTAAGAGCGTTTAATCAATTAATAGAGTTATGCCAAGACAAGTAACATTACAAGACAATATAGCCTCTGTATGGATAGAGGAGTTAGCTGATAAAGTATATAAAGGATTAGCTACTGAACAAGAAGAGATAGAATTCTTTAAATATATAGAAGATGAAGTATAATAATGATTTTAGACACGACTTAGAAGTAGGTCAAATGAAAGAACTAGCACTAGGAATAATCCTAACAGGTTCTAAGATAGAAGTTAAGTCAGATGCTATAGCTAAGAAAACAGGGAATGTATTTGTAGAGTATCAAAGTAGAGGTAAGAAATCTGGAATTGCTACAAGTGAGGCAGACTATTACGCATTTGAGATAGATAATACTTACATTCTAATAAGCACAGAGAAGCTATCTAAAGCCTGTAGAAAATACATAGGAACTAATAGAGATGTACTAGGAGGAGACTCTAATACGTCAAAAGGTATATTGCTGCCAGTCATAGAGTTAGTATAGTGTTGTTTTTAAATAAAACTATAATTAATCAAATGAATTCAAATGGCTGGAGTAAAAGGTAAAAGCGGAGGTAAAAGAGAAGGCGCAGGACGTCCTACAGAAGGGGAAAGAATACATATAAGACAAATGTTAGATGAAACTATTGACCCTGCATTCGTAACAGAGAAGATATTCCAATTAATTGATAATGGTGATTATAGAGCTATAGACCTTTATATGAAATACAGAATAGGAACTCCTGTTCAATCTATTGATATGAACCTAACAGGCAGCACAGATATTAACTTCAACTTATCTGACGTTATTAAGTTCAAAGACGAGAACTAATCGAACTACATCCTAAATATAAGCCACTATTCAACTCAGATTCTAGATACTACCTAGTTACAGGTGGTCGTGGTTCTGGTAAGTCATTTGGTGTATCTACAGCAATACTATTAGCCACTTATGAGGTTGGTAATAACGTTCTTTACAGTCGTTTCACTATGACATCTGCAGGTACTTCTATTATTCCAGAGATGGTAGAGAAAATAGAGATGTTAGGCTTAGAAGGTCAGTTCACAGTTAACGCCAGAGAGATAATCAATAACACTACAGGAAACACTATATACTTTAGAGGACTTAAAACAGGTTCTGGTAATCAAACAGCTGCGCTTAAATCACTTAATAACATTGCTACCTTTGTATTAGATGAAGCCGAAGAGATGCCAGATGAGAGCCTATTCAATAAGATTGACTTATCAGTACGTAGCCAAACAGCCAAGAATAGAATTATAATGGTTCTTAACCCTGCTACTAAAGCACACTGGATATTCAATAGGTTCTTTGAGAGAAGAGGTCTACAAGGTGGTAATAATGAGACTGTAGATGATACTACTTACATACATACTACTTACCAAGATAATATAGAGAATTTACCTAAGTCATTCCTTGCCTCAATGGATAGAATGAAAGAAGATGATATAGAAGGTTATAATCACGTAGTATTGGGTGGATGGAGACAAGTAGCAGAGGGTGTTATATTTACTAATTGGGAAACAGGTGAATTTAATAAGTATGGAGACTATCACGGATATGGAGTAGATTATGGGTTCTCTAATGACCAGAATACAATCACTGAAGCATCTATCAATGTTAGAGCTAAAACAATACATTTAAAGGAGCATTTATACGAGACTGGACTAACTACATCAGAATTAGCTAAAGTAATGCTTAAAACGTCCAGAAATGGCTTATTTGTGGCAGATAGTGCAGAGCCACGCTTAAATTATGAACTCAAGCATTCTCACGGTATTAATATTAAACCTACAGTTAAGGGTCAAGGTTCTGTTAACTTAGGTATAGCCTTATTGCAGGACTATAAACTTATTATAGAGCCTAATAGTATAAACCTCATCAAAGAACTTAACAATTACTGCTGGAAGGATGACAAAGAAGTGCCTATCGATAAATTCAATCACCTTTTAGATAGCGTACGTTATATAGTTAGTTACTTTTTAAGCTCACCTAACTCTGGACGTTATTTTGTCTCATAATATTAGGATATCTCAAATTCTTTTCGTATATTTGCATTTATGAAACAATTTAAACAAATACCAAGTTTCCCAAAGTACGAAATATCTAAGGATGGAATAGTTAGAAACATAAGAACAGGGAATATAGTTAAGTTCGTATTAGATAGGTACTACAAGCAAAGTTTAAGAGTAGGAGACAAGAGTGTAATATGCTACTTGCATAGAGCTATGTATGAAACGTATATAGGTAAGCTGAATAAGAGCCTACAGATTGACCACATAGATGGAAACAGGCTTAATAATACTGTATCTAATCTTCAACAAATATCACGAGAGGATAATGTCCAGAAGTCAAGAGTAAGACAACACTTACCTAAAGGCTTATGGTTTAGAAAGGGAGGAAAGGATGTTAAACAAAAATACATAAGAGCTGTAAACGGTCGACAAGTATGGGCTGAGTACACTTTGAAAGATGCTTTAAATAGATATAACAAAGAAACATTATGAACTTCAGAAACCACAACTTCAGCAATTACACTACAAGAGCCTTAGGGATGATAGTAGTAGATGGTGTTAATAGAGCATACGAGCATTACTTCTTTGCGAATGCACAGCGTGAGCTATCTAAAAGACTGAGAAAACGAAA